GTTATGTGTTTTGGGTACAACACTTCTTCCATCCAGAGTTTTGTATCCAGTTTCCTCACGGGTCTTGACTAGATCAAAAAGTGTGGGTTCATATTTGACTCTACGAGTCGTGCGCTCTCCATCCTTAACCTCACGGACAAGAATAGAATTACCGTATTGCAATACGTTTGTGTAGAAGTTCATTATAAGAGTATATCAACTTTGAGTAGAATTGTCAAGGGTCCAGTTGTCACGATTTTTGAAAGTATCTAATATCATCTTGTAAATATCAGTTCCGTTTAATTCGTCTATATGACCAGTTCCAGGCGAGCTATTAACTTCAATTAAATACGGCGGTATTTTTTCCCTATCTTTTGATGGAATAAAATCTACTCCCAACCAGATACCATTAACAGATTTTGCAGCTTTAAGAGTTTCGGATTTTTCTAATTCTGTTAGTTTCATTTTTAATGGTAAAGAACCTTGACTAACATTACTTCTAAAATCGCCAGTAACTATTGGTCTTTTTAATTGTCCTACGATTTCATTATTCAAAACCATAACTCTTACATCATAGTCTGTTTTAATATACTCCTGTATCAACATAGCTATATCTTCATCTATCTTATTAATCAATTGCATAGTTGCAAGTAATGTTTTTCTTGAGTCAATAAAAATAACGCCGACACCCTGAGTTCCTTGTGCAGTTTTTAATATCATAGGATACTTACCGCCAATTTCTTTAATTGGTATGTCAATATTTTCTTCGTGAGTTAATATTGCAGTTCTTGGTTGTTGCAATCCAGCATTTTTCATTGCAAGATAATTCAACCACTTATCATCGCATAATAGATTGGTTTCTCTTGAGTTAACAGTTTTAACTCCAGCCAATCGTAACTGTTCTGCGTATCTAATACCTCGGCCGAGTGCAACTCTAAGAATACAAAGAGTATCTTCTGGTGTTATTTCCCAACCCTTTTTATCATCTGTTATTACTGGATCGCCCCATTCACTAGTTGGTGATACAGGTTTAAAGTTTTTATAGTTGTGGGCGACCAAATTACCTTTTTTATTGGTTGTAAAATAACCGCTGTCAACTTCCATTTGGTATAAATCAATACCCATCTTCTTAGCTTGCTTTTCCAAAGCGTCACCAGTTTTATTAGGGTCATTCTCAACATCTCGCATTAATACTAATATACGATATGGTTCTTCTTTTGCTTCTGTGATGAATGACTTGAACTTTTCCATTAAACTTCTTTTTTCTTTCCAATGTTATATTTAGTTTCAAGTACCCAATCATTCTTCTCAGCATAAGACAGAATTTTGATTTGACTAAGGGGAGCAACTTCTCCGATTTCACCGATAACTTCAACCAATCCCCAATCCTTCAACAAAGTTGCAATCGTATTCCTACGAGAAATGTCATTGATCGATAGGTTTGTGTCCTTACCATCAAGAGCAAACAACTCCTTAAAGTGTACAATAAAATACCTACCCTGCTTATGAAGAATATGACATGACTGGTATAGTTTCTTTTCTTTGCGAGATGCTACCCCAATTCGTGATAGTGTCTCTCGAACTTTAAGAAAGTCATCAGGTTCTTTCAAACCGACTTCTAACATCTGATCCTGTGTCCAATTAATCTCTTCCATTTTTCCCACCCTTATATAATCTTTTTCTTATGGTGGCGATTTGATCCTCAGACAATATATCAAGAGCGGCCTTAGCTTTTGCATTACTATATCCATAGAACTCTTTAACATACTCTAGATTCTCTAACTTATTCGCCTTCAACCACGGGGTAAATCTTTTCCTTGGCCTCAGACTATTTATCAAAAAATCATATTGTAGTTTCTTATCTACATTTGGTAGTTGGTTTATCTCATTCACCAACATAATGGTATCAGGGAATGCGGCAACACACTTGTTGACAATGAACGGGGGATACTTTCGTTCCCATTCCTCATCTTCACCGTCCATTAGAGGTTCTTTTGTCTGATTGACTGCTTTGAGATAATCCTTTAATTCATACATGACACTTAAAAACCACATTTGTTCTTAACTCGTAACACTCCCTTGAAACTGGCATAGCCTGATGTGGTAAATGTGCATCAAAGATAACTAACCTGTTCCCAACATATTGAACCAGTTCACCATCTACCATAGTGCCACCGGCCCACTCTTTATGCCAGTCCAATCGTGGATAATATATCATAGTAAATTCACCATCATCTATATGAAGATGCGGTTCTATACCATGAGTGTGAGCATTGCAATAAATTCGTTCATAGGTTAATTCCTTATTTAATTTACTCTTTGCCGCATTAAATATGTGGTCTGCCCAATCATAACCATTTGCAGTAAGTTCCTTAAAATCGTGGCCGCATAAAACATGCCAATGTTTATTTGGTTTACTAGGTTCTGAATGATAATCATATTTCCATGACAATTGTTTCACCGCATCATCGATAAGAATTGCATTATGTTCTTCTAGAACTCCGTCATGGACTTCCATCATTTGAACTTTGTCCTTCCCATAATCTCTGTAAGACAAGCCATCATGTTGATTTCCAGATCGGCAACAAACGCTGCTTTATATTGGTACTCACCCAAGGCCACAACAACATGGGGAATACTACTAGGGTCAATATAGTCATATAGATTATCATAAACAGCACGAAACAACTTATCTGAATCATTATCCAGATTATCGACAACCCATTTACGAACATTGGTGAACTCCTTCTTCTTCATCATGGTCATCAGTTCTTTGATATTCTTGTCACCAAGATTTACCAGAATACCAGCATCAATCTCACCAGCCACAGAATACCGTTGCAGTTCATTTAGAACCTTACGCCAGTCTGGGAAGTGAGTATTTATAAGTTCTGCAACAACCTTTTGGTTGAACTTGATATCATTCTCATTGAGAATAACCATGACTCTTTTGAAGAATTGTTCTGCAAGTTTGACCTTCTCTGCTTTAGGAATCACAAAGTCAATCACACTACACCGCGATTGCAGTGCAGGAATAATACGGTTCTTGTAATTACAGGTTAGGATGAACCCACAGTTCTTGTGGAACTCTTCGATGAACCCACGAAGGGCTGGTTGCGTTGACTGTGGATTTAGATAGTCTGCCTCATCAAGAATGAGATACTTCTTACCACCTTCAAGTGATACAGTAGACGCAAAGTTTTTTATCTTGGTTCTGAGAACGTCAATACCTGACTCCTCAGAACCGTTGATAAACATGTAGGTAGCACCAATCTGATCCAGCATGGCACGGGCAGCAGTAGTCTTACCAACGCCCGGACCACCTGAGAAAATCAGATTGGGTAGTGTTTCCTTGTCAACGAAAGATTGCAAGGAAGATTTTAGAGACTTAGGAAGTACGCATGACTTGATGTCCCGTGGCCGATACTCTTCGACCCACAAAAATTGTTCCATAATATAAATTCCTCAAATTAGGCATTGTAAGTAGATTCGGGTTCCAGTGCAATCCAATACTGCACACCAAGTTTAGTGTTAGTAAAGTGACTAATCTTTTTAGAGGAAACTTCAACATCATATGCACCGAGCATAACTTTTAGATTCTCAACCTTGAACCAGAACTTATACTCTGCGGCAACATCACCAACATCCAGAGATGTTTCATATGCGTTTGCAGTGCTGTTCTTCTTGTCAGTAACCATCAACTTACCACCAGCAAGTGCCATATCGGGAACACCGATAACAGCAGCTGCCTTTGTGATTTCGTTGAGTGTATCACTCGACAGGTTGAACGTCAATTCAGTCGAGGGCATCGAAATCTCTTTAGATGGAGTCGTCACCACAGATGGATCAGAGAACCAATACTTGAGAGACTTCGATGTTCCCTCTTCTGTAATAATAACAAAGTCATTATCAAACTCTAAATCGGGTTTACCGAATAGAGAGAGTGCCGATAGGAACTCATTCAAGTCATAGATTGCAAAGTCACTAGGGAATTCCTCAGAGACATCTGCCTTGGCTACGATGTTCTTCATCGCAGACATGGTAGAAAGACTAGACCCCGACTTCACCATAAGATTAGCGTTAATCGTAGAGAAGTTTTTCAATACGGAGATAGTTTCATTAGTTAGTTTCATTATATTAGGTCTTTCAAATTTACACCAGCTGGGACAGGTCGTTTTAGGATATCATTGAATACAACTTCCCAGAGTTGTTCAGAACCAATTGCACAAGGTTCTGCAAAAGCTGTAAAACGATACTCTTGATCTTCTATCTTGTTCTCAAGTTCTTCGATTCTTTCTAAGGCTTCATCAAGCATTTCTTTAAGTTCGTTCATTTTCTTAGACCCATTCCAAATAGCAATAACCAAATTCAGAACGACTTTTGTGAGATGTTAAATCTAATTCACACTTAGATAAATGCCTCATTACAGCAGGGGTACTTTGTCCCCTGCAATTTACTTTAGTTTTCCACATTATTTTTCACCTTCAAGTTCATTAATGTATAGAGCAATAATACCATAGTGAATCACTTTTAGCAAGTCACTTCTGTTCTTTCCACCCTTTTTTCCATACCGTTGTGCGTATTTCATGATGTTACCGATACAGAAACCTTCACCATGTCCACCGTCAATGATGAACTCTGTAGCTTGAAACTTGTTCTTGCTATAGTGTTCATCATATGTCGAGTCGATGTATTTTTGAAGTTCAGCAAGTGCTGTACCTTCATTATATTTGTAATTAACCTTTGTCATCCTTAGCCTTCATTTCATTAATAATACCTTCATAATATTTTGTAAGCGAACCGTGAGCAGATTTAAAGTCTAGAAAGTTAAACCATCCAGTAGCAATTGTTTTAGGTTGGGTTGGTGATACTACACCCCTATGTGTGTGGGTGAAATCGGTTGGCCATATAGCAGTCAAACCCTTTTTAGGTTTTACTGCTTTACCTTGATACAACCACTGAGTTTCACCACCATCTTCAACATCATTGAGGTATGTCATAAACACAAGAGCCCTCTGATGTGTTTGATGAGTAGCACGTTCACAATGCCAAGAAGTAAATCCTTCGCCGGGTTCATAGTGTTGAATAAGCCAAGGTTCAGAAAAACCCAATGGGAAAGTAAAAGAATCATATTTTTTCCGATAATTATCAACACATAACCTAAGAAAATCTAGATATTTTAAAATACTAGTATCACTAGAGTTTGGCCAAATCACAACATCGGTTGATTTTTTATCTCCGCCGTCAGATACACCACGCTGTTTATATTCAACATTATTGCTATAATACTTCAACATGTCATCACATAATGATGTATCTTCCATCTGTATCATGTGAATAAAATCGCTCATTATATCTCTACATTAACATTTGCAGAGAAAGTCCTACGTTCACCCTCACCAGAAAATGGCATAACAGCATGACGCAACCAAGCAGGAAATATGATCATAGTTCCAACTTCTGGTTTGACATATTCTTCTTGGATAGGACGAAGCATATTAACATCACGCATACCATTTGCGCCCCAGCACAAATAAGTAAACCCATCAACAGCACCACTTGCACCATTAAGACCTTGAAACCCCGGCGTTAAACCAGAAGCAACCATTTCCTCAGATGGAAGACCAATAGCTTCAATCTGTGGGGGAACCTTTAGATATAGGATACATGACAGGCCCATAAAGCTACGAGTACCATGATCATGCAACGGGTTATAGTCACCGGCATAACTATGAACAGTCCACATAGTTTGAACATCAGTCGTTATTTTCTTAGTACTGGCGGTATCTTCAAAATCAATTTCACCAAGAGTCTGTTTAATATATTCTTTACTAAGATTATTAATAACCTCAGCAAACTCCTCACCGACACCACCATCATTATGTGGAAAAAGCCATTGAGCAGAGTGTTCACTCTGACTAATCTGACCAACTAATTGTGGCGACAAGTCTAGACCAGCAGGAACAATTACGTCATCGATATGTTCATTCAATTCATCAATAACATTAAGAGGAATTTCAGCCCGCATAATATTGACTGCTAACTTGTTACGCATTGCAACAGAAATACCAGTACTAATCTTTTCTACTTCTGCATCATCAGATGTTTCTACAAAATCATCAGCTGTAGATGGAACAACCATTGCAATTGCTTCGGGGCTGTTTGGATCAACAAAGCCGGGGTCACCTATTTTTCCTGATGTAAAACTAACCATTATAAATCTCCATTATTAAATTTCATTATTATAATAATACACGAAAGGGGAGAAAAAGTCAACTCCCCTTTCGCTATTATTTCAAAATTATTTGATTGTAATTTTGCGGGGTTTCTTCGCATCTGGAACAATACGCTCAAGAGTAATCTCAAGCATACCATTTTCGAGGGAAGCATCGTTCACCACAATATCATCTGCAAGGGTGAATTTCCGATTGAACTTACGATATGAGATTCCACGATAAATGTTGGAATCATTTTCATCGTTCTCTTTAACTGAACGAACCGTAAGTAAACCATCTTCTACTTCGATTTCAATATCTTCCTTACTAAATCCCGCCAACGCCATATCAATGACGAAAGTATATTCACCCCCTTTACGGATGTTGTATGGCGGAAACCCTGTTGATGTTGCATTATTTGCAGCATATGTATTGAGTTGAGTAAAGATTCGGTCGAATCCAACTGCGTAGGGTGTAAGTTGATTTAGATTTTCGAATAGACTTAGTGTTTTGCTTGTAACCATTTTGGTATCTCCTTATAAAGCAAGATTAACAGTGGACCCTTTATGGCATCCACCTAGTATATATAAGAGTTGAAACCGAAATTTCAACCCCCACACATAATTTTTTTAGAAAGGCATTGCTTCTTCAGCTACGCTTTCTGTCTCATCTTCGCCAGTGATAACACCGGCGTCGATCTTGGTGTAGAGGTCAAGGAATGAAACCTTGGTATCCTCATCAAACCGTGCGACACAGAGCTCGATGGCCTGCATCTTGTCACCGAAGATGGCAAATGCTTTCACAATGTGGTCCAGACGGCGAGTAGAGATGACTTCATCAACACCACCATCGTAGAAGGTCTTGCGAATAACGTCAGCCCATGTTACGAGGTTCTTGGCGAACTCATCATCATTAACACCATACTTTTTCATGGCACCTTTGACAATCTTTTGTTCGACAGCAACCGCAGCGTAGGGCTGTTCCATCGTGATTGCGAACCGTTCAAGGAACGCCTCGTTGAGGATGTTAGTTCCAATGAACCGTCCATCGTCTGAACCCTTACCCTTAGTATTGGCAGTGGCCATGACGTTGAAACCGTCCTTAGGCGTGACCCACTTGTTGATCTTCTTGAGGTAAACACCTTTACCCTCAAGGACAGGCTGCAACGCGAGCAACTTGTTAGAACCCAGATCACACTCATCAAGGAGCAACGTGCAACCACGTTCCATCGCTTCGATCACAGGACCGGGTACGAACTTGGTTTCACCGTTAACAAGGCGGAACCCACCGAGCAGATCATCCTCATCAGTTTCGATGGTGATGTTGACACGGATCAGTTCCTTGTTGAGTTTGGCGCAAACCTCTTCAACCATCAGGGTCTTACCGTTGCCGGACAGACCAGTGATGAAGATGGGATAGAACATCCCAGATTTGACAACCTTCTCAATCAAAGAGAAGTTGCCCCAAGGCACAAACCCTTCGAACTTAGCAGGAACGAGATTCTGTTTTTCCATATTTGTTGCGACCAGATTTACCATTGTCGCCTCTGCACCAGCAGGAGCAGCAGTGACAGGAGCAGCGACATTGCCATCCTCACTAGGTAATTTATACGCATTGTAACCAACGGCGAAACCTTCACCTTTGAACCAAGTAGGAAACGGAACACCCGCTTTCGCAGCTGCCTCTGCTTTCTGAGACTTGGTAATCACGGCACCATCACCGAACATTTCGGCAGCAGTGTCAACGAAGAGTTTCTTGCGTGGAGAGAGGTACATATTCAATCTTTCTTTCTGTTTTCTCACTATAACTTATTATTGCATATCCAACAGGATTTGTCAAGCATTATTTTGCGTTTTAAGCAACTAATTTCACGAATTTATTGAGCAACTGGCGGGACTCGACTTTACCCTTCATCGACTTACCGAAGGCAGTCTTGAGTTTTGCTTTGGAGGCACCCACCAGATCATCACTCAGACCCTCGTTCGAGACTTCCATACCCTTGGTAGGCAGGACATACATCTCATCGTAACCCTTCGAGTCAATGACAAGATACTTATTCTTGTTGATGAACTTGACCTGTTCCATAATTGCATCCATACTAAGGTCACACTGCAGCGAGTAGAGGGCGCGTTTGTCAACTCGACCAGAGCGACCAGAACCCGCAACAAAGAATCCGATCAGGTTCATATCAGGAACACGATCCTTGAGGATGCGAAGCAATCCATCAGTAATATCGTATCCAGCAACCTCATAATTCTTGAGGGTCTTGGGATCAGAGATTGTCATTGTCCCACGAATACGATTAATAACCGGAGTGTGATCACCAGTATCGGTATCCAGACGATA